GGAGAGTTGACCCACCATAGCCCATATTCCTCTACCCAGAACATATGCGCGATGGGACTACATTACTGCAGTCTCAGGCTCTTGCTATAAAATTTGTGACGCCCTTGACAGGAGAGAGACGGTAGTCTCTCACAATCCATCAGCCTAAGCCGAAGGAAAGCAACCAGTCAAGGTTTATCTACATATTCATTCGGCAAAAGCCAACGACCTCTCGGTCGCTTCCCGGTCACAGGGAAATTATTTTTATTTTGTGTGGTTCTCTACCGCTAGTACACACGGACTACATTTAATTATTAGGAGTGTCTGTCTCCTCGGGACCCCGTAGAGTGGGGTCGGACTATGTTTGCTAAGGCAGTGGAGGTGAAAACTCGAAATGCATCTTAGGCAAACCGGTAAAGAAATAAACTTGGAAATCCTCACCAGCTGCGACATGAAAGTCGCAAGTTGAACGCTTGTCAGCGTAAGTTTGGGCAAACCAGTTATAACCATCCTGATACACACTGTTAGATGTGGAATAGTCTACTTGCTTGCCTGGGCTAAATCGAATGTCACTGTAGTACGGGACTTCGAATTCAGCTACAGGATTTATCTGAGAATCCTGATACAGCGTACCGCGGGGACCCACGATAGCCTTGGTGTCATTAGCCTGGAGCACTAGATTGGAGACAGCCTGATAAGAAGCCTCCTTGCCAGTAGTAAAACCAGGATCAGTTTGCACCTTGTTTGTGTAACCCGCAAGGGTATCGTCCTTGGAAGAACGTTAAATACAAACTCTGTGCTCTTGCATTGCTAGAAGAAGCTGCAGGTTCAATGATCTCATTTATGTCAGAAATGGCATTCTTGAAAATCATCTTATACCTGAGGGAGCCACGCCACCCGGAATGAGCGAGCGTAACCCAATGAAGTAAAAGAGAGTTGCAATAGTTGTAAGGGGCTGCTACACCAGTCGTATCAACAGCACCAGCAACATTGCCACGCAGGAAAGGGAACATGTTACGGGACCCATACCATTCAATATTAGAAGGAGTATTAGTTCCGTTGTCAGGCCAAGGAGCTTCTCGTCGCCATAAAGCATATCTTTTGAGCATTTGTCGAAATGACATAATTGACTCGCCAGTAAACACCTTGTTGATTAGCGTCCCATCCTGCATTGACGGTCCCACAGTAGTACTCATCTCCTGCATAGGTTTGCTAGGTTCTTGAGTGTTTTCTGCTTCTGGGATAATCGTCTCATTTTCCATACCAGATTGTGGTTTATACACGAAATTGGTGAAATAGTCATCAGGCACAAAGACCTCAAAGTCATCACCCATCGATACAAACACATTAACTTCCACGTCGTTATTAACATCATCACTTGGAACAGTGAGTTCATTGACGACCTTGAAAGAGATTGTACCATTTCCTGGTCCCTTAGAAACCAAAGGAGTCGTCCCAAAAATGAGAGAACTCAACCCTGGAGAGGGATTGTCCAACAGTGTGATAGCCTGGCCATTCCCAATTGAGATGGTAAAATCAGACTTGTCAGCAATGTCGATGACTTCGGAGTAGTTAACATTGTACTCATTTCCCGAAAGAAAGTCAGGATCGTAAACGACCCTGAGTCTTCCCTTGTGAAAGGTACTTGCAACCACTTGAAATCTAAAGTTCATGGTACCTGTCCAATATTTGAAAGGGAGCGCAGCCATAGCGCAAGCGGGGAAGTGATAGGTTCCACCACCTGCTGGTGACTCGTTCCATATGACGGGAGTAATCCGAGAGTTCCAAAGTAACGTCTCAGGAGAGGTCCCGACGGCCCACGTGAATTTAGTCAGGTATGTTTCACGTTTGGCAATTTCTTTAATGGACATTGGGTCTTCTGGACCCAGACCAGATATGCGAGGGTCAATAGTCAATTCTTGTTTATGATCAACTGTGAGCTTTAATGCAGTATCTGGAACATTTGTTGCTGCTAGATGTGATGTAGGAAAACTCCTGAACGGTTCAGGATTCTTTGTCACAGGGGGTCTACAATACCCCATCGAAGCCGCAGCGGCGCCGATTGCAGTGGCTACATTGGCAGTGGCCATAGCAAAGGGAGCTATTGGAGGAATAACAGTCATGGCGTTAGAAACTTTAGCCAGCGTGGAAGCCGGCCCAGAAATGACACCTTTCATATTAGCCTCATCAATCTCTTTTCCGGATTGTGGAACAAGGGAATCGGGATTGCGGGAAGTTAGCACATTCATTTGGACGTCAGTGGCCCATCCAAACACGGAAACCGTACATTTGTCAAGGGCACCATTGGCATGCTTCAAGGGATTGATCTGTTGAAGTAGAATCTTTCCCATATCGTCCCAACCAGAAGTCGGAATGTCAACGTAGTTCTTGAAGTAATAGAATGGCAACGTCATGTCACCGCCGGTGCTCGTCGTAGGATCAATATAGATATGCGGGAGTTGAGACAACCCCACAAGATCTGCATTAATCAAAGCGTAGTTGGATAATCCGTCGTACTGATCGAGAGGCTGATAAGCAGCGATAGCTCGACCATATTGGAATCCATTACCGTTGATAACAAATTTGAGGTGCATATTTGCTCGTAAGAGTTTGAAGTTAGCAATACGATTGACGACACGCTTGTTCCCAAAATACAGGGACCAAGGGTCAAATTCATCATTTAACTGAACGCCTGTTCCCCAGTTAATCTCAGCTAATTTAATAGGTCTAGAAAAGAAATCCTGGAGTGAAGCATCATCAGTATCCTGAAGACGACGTGTGGGATCAACCGCACTGTGAATATCGTACTCATATGGAGCAATTTGATCAGCGAACTTTACATTTTGTTCGACATGATCGGTTGTGGACTGCGTTATT